GCCCTCTCCAACCTCGCCTCCGGCCTGCCGGACAGCAGTCTGTTTGACAAGTGGTTCGGCGGAGACCAGACGCTGGCCTCCTTTGGCGGGGATATTTCCAAGTTCGGCGCGGCCATGAAGGACTATTACGGCCAAATCTCCGGCATCGACACCGGGCGGATGGCCGACGTGGTCGCACAGGTATGGAGCCTGCTGGAGCTGGCTGAGGGGGCCGCAGGGGTCAACACCAGCGGTCTGACCGGCTTTGCCGACAGCATGAGGAAGATGGGAGACGCCGGCATCTCCGGCTTTACCAGCGCTTTCTACAACTGCGGCGACACGGTCAACAAAGCCGTGTCCAGTATGCTGTCCACCGTCAGCGGCGCCGTCCTCTCCAACCTCCCCGTGACAAACGGGGCCATGGAGACGGTGGTCCAGTCGCTGGCGAACATTGTGGACGGGAAGGCCCCGGCCATCCGGACATCGACATCGGATATGATGCGGACCATGGAAGCATCCATCACGGCCCACTCCAGAACGGTGGGGGACGCGATGAGGACGGTGCTCTCCACCGCCGTATCCAACATCAACCGCATGAAGCCGGAGTTCGAGACCGCCGGAAAGAACGCCGGGCAGGGCTTTATCAACGGCATCAACTCCAAGCTGGGCGGCGCAAGGTCCGCCGGCCGAAGCCTGGGCCTGGCCGCTCTGGAAGCGGCAAAGAAGGCGCTGGACAGCCACTCCCCCTCCCGGGAATTCATCCATCTGGGCGAAAACGTGGGCGAGGGTCTGGCCATCGGCGTCAACAACAGCATCGTCCCTGCCGCACAGGCCGCCTCCGGCATGATCGACGAGGTGATCGCCGTCAGCGAGAAGGGCGTCGATGCCTTTGAGGATTGGATCAACGAGAAGCAGTATTACGGCGAGCTGAGCCTGATGGACGAGCTGGCCGGATGGGAAAACCTCCAAAAGAAGTACAGGGCCGGCAGTGAGGAGCGGATGAAGATCGACCGGGAGGTCTATCGGGTTCAAAATGAACTGGTTTCCGCCACCTACCAGGCCTCCCTGGACTGGATCGAGGAGGAGAAGTATTACAAGCGCCTGAGCACCGAGGAGGAGCTGGCCGCCTATGAGCGGATGCAGGCCCGGTATCTGGAGGGCAGCAAGGAACGGATGGAGCTGGACCGGAAGGTCTTCACCCTCCGCAACCAGCTTGTGGACGAGTCCTATCAGAACTCCATGGACTGGATCGAGGAGGAAAAGTATTACAACCGTCTGAGCCTGGCCGACGAGCTGGCCGCCTACAAGCGGGTCCAGAGCCGGTACGCCAAGGGCACCGAGGAGCGGAAGAAGCTGGACCGGGAGGTCTACCGGCTGGAGCAGGAAATTTACGAGGCCCAGCAGCAGTACATCGCCGACGTGCAGAGCGTTCAGGAATCCGCCAACCAGCGGCGCATCCAGCTGGAGGAGGCCTATGCCAACAAGGTCAAGTCCATCAACGAGCAGCTGGAACGGGACATCGAATCCCTGAACCAGCAGTATCAGGACGCGGTGGAGTCCCGGACCAAGAGCCTGTACCAGTCCTACGGCCTCTTTGACGAGGTCGCGAAGAAGGAAGCGGTCAGCAGTGAAACGCTGATGCAGAATCTGGAGGGTCAGGTCCAGGAGTTTGGCGAGTGGCAGGATATTCTGGGTCAGCTCTCCGCCAGGGGCGTTGACTCGGACCTGATCGCGGAGCTTCAGGAGATGGGGCCCTCTGCCATCGAAGAGATCCGGGCGCTGAACTCCATGAGCGATGACGAGCTGGAGAAGTA